CGTATCGCCGGAGAACTACCGCATTCGTTATCTCCCCGGCCTTCTCATCTCTCATGATACCGAGCGGTATTTCTATACCAACAAAAGACGATTTTGTAGAGCCGCGGCCACCCGGCAGCCAGTAATGCGTATGGCCACCGCACTTAATGTCTCGGTGCATCTCCCGGAAAGATGGGGCAACCGCATTAGAAAGCCGAATTTGCTCTTTAGAGGTCATCAATAATTTCAACCCCCGCTTCTCCCTGGCTGTCCTCTTCTCCGATCAGGTCAATGATGACTTTTGCGGCTCTGGCATCCCCCATCGTTGCGGCTTCCGTCAGGCCGATGATCATAGCCATCTGGTTGTCCACGTCTTCCGGATCAACGCCGCAACTGGCAATTCTATTCCACCGCTGCCGGTCAGAAACCGGTAATGACAGATATACATCTGCTGCTTCTCTCAGGCTGCGCTTCCTGCGGCGGGCAGCTCCTGACGCTTTACCTCCGGCAGAGGCCATCTCCCGCAACTGCTCCGGGGTTCGTTCGGAGTTCGGAATAAGATTCTTCGCATTTGCCACGCCACCACCTCTCAACGTAAAATGTGCATGCAAAAAGCAGAGAGGCCTTTCTTCTACCTCTCTGCTTTGTTTCAGCCTACACTATATCACAGTTCATATAGGACATTCAAGGACATCTTTTCCAACGCCGCTCTATGAAGCCTTACCAAATGACGATCACTGTATCCGAGTTTACCCGCAATTTGGTGGAAGCTTAACCCGTCAAGGTACCTCATCTGAAGTACTTCTTGGAGTACCGGGTCTCTCAAGCTCTCAATGGCGTTCTCTATCATCCCGCGGGTACGAATGAGATCCGATTGATAATCCATGAACCGTCTGATCAGCTTATCGATTTGCTCAACGGCTTCTTCGATGCTGCGCCTATTGGAACCCCCGGAAGCAGGAGCGGCATGGTACGATGCTGTCATCCTCTCTGCATTGGATCTCCACTTCTGGATTTCCCGTTCAAGCCACTCAATTTCCCGCACGGTCGAACGATACTTCAGAAGGATCTCTTTTTTTCGCGGGTTGTCATATCCATACCAGGCCACCATCAGAAACTATATTTCAGGCACTTTCTCAAATGCTTCTTCGCCCGAATGATTGTCCTAGACACCGTGGACCGATTTACGCCAAGTGCTTCGGAGATCTCAGAGATTTTCATGTTCTGTTCAAATCTCATCTCAAGCATTTGCCGTTGCCGAGGTGTCAATTCTTCCTCCCGGGCTTTTCTGAGGTTACGCATGAGCCGCTCCATCTGCTCCCCGTTGTCACCGGCGTTCTCCCGGATCCAGACGGCCATACCGCATTCAAACTCGCCGGCCTTGGTATCAAAGGGTATACCTCTCATGCTTGTGATAGCTCCTCTCATAATATCGCGCGGTCAGTTCCGCAAGATCCCTGCATTCCTGCAGCATAGGTGTCAACTCTTTGATTCTCCGGTCAATCTTGTAGGAGGCAGACGGGCTATTGGCCGCTTTTTTCTCCGCACGAAGCTCCCGGATGCGAGTGCGGATCAGATTCGCACTCTCCGTATATTCAACAGACATCTCCTTCAGCGTCATGCGGAAATCCCTTTCTTGGCGTTGCGGCGGCGGAGATTATCTCCATATCCCCGCCGCCGGCAAAAAGCCTTTGACTACGCAGGGCCCAGCAGCCCTAAGTCCATTATACCAGCAAAAAACGGACAAACAGGGACAGGTTTTTGATACTGCGAAAAAAGTGGGGGCGTTGTTGCCCCCACTCAGTGTCTCAGCAGGTAACGGTTATGCCTCTTCCGCACCGCCTCCGCCGTATTTCCTCCGCCCACTCTCTCTGCGACCCGCTCCCAACTGCACCCATCGATGTATCGGAGCTCAAAGATCCGCCGCGTAAGGGCATCGTCAATTCTCGCAATATAGCCGCGTAAGTACGCAAGTTCAGCCTGGTCCTCGGCCGAAATCAAATATGGGATTTGTTTAAGGCGTTTCGGGTTCAACTCCGCTGACCTCCAAAATTGGAGAATTAAATCTCCGGTTCCTTTTCGTGCTTACCAGCAGCACACTCCAGATTATCTAACATTTACCGTGCGGGGCAACTGTCTTGGTTCAAAGCGCCACTGTCGAGCGTCATCACCGATTTTCTGGAACAGTCTGGCCACCGCCAGCATCGGAGTGTCCTCGCAGATGTCAAACTGAAATTCCTTCCGGGAGCAGTTCCAGATGCCCCACTTGGCACCCGGTACGCCGCGCTGATATGTCTCACGTTTCATATAGTTCCTCCGCAAGCACAACGGCATTCCTCACTGTATTTCGTTAATCTATTCATCAATTGCCTCCTCGTTCGTCTCCACGCCGAAATAGTGCTTCCGCCGTGACCGGCGAAAGGCACCATTTCGGCGCTCGTCTGTTGGGTGTACATAGTAGACAGACCGTGCGCCGGGTCTGATAGCTGAAAGCCTTGTGCGGCAATGGGAAGACCCAACAGACAGCAGATGAGATATCAGCAGCAGATCCGTGGCTAAAATGCATGGTCATCTGTTGGGTGTCTTCACCCCCAAAAGTTGCAGATCTGGCAGAAGCCGGAACGCTTTTTTACCGTAGGGCTTTATAGCTAAGGTGAAAAACTGCGACCGTGCCAATCCACAAACGCAGCCTTTTCAATGGTTCCTGTCTTTTCCGGCATATCGATTTTTAGGCGTCAAAATTGGGGCAAAATCCGATATCATGAAGAGGCCGGAAACGCTCTTTTTTTGGGGCAAAAACCACTACCAAAAGTTGTCGTGAAGGCGGAACAGAAATTGGTAGTGGTTTTGGCCATTTCGACCGTCCCCACCCAGAGGCCGCAGAAACAGGTAGTGGTTTAAGGGGTTTTCACCGTCTGAGTGTCTGGTTTCAGGTCAGTTTTAGGCTGTGTGGCAGTCTCAGGCAGCCTATCCATATGCAGATTTTCAATCTCTTTCTGGAGCGCCAGAATATGCGTATTCATGTTGGCAATCCGGTCGGCGGCCTCCCGCATGATTGCGCATCCGGACATGCCGCAGTTATGCTCATGTCCGGATCCCAGGCAGGCCAGGCTCCCGGTTTCGACCTTTAGCCGGCAGCTCCGGAGGATCTTCGGCCAGCGCTTCTTTCACGATTCCCTCCGTGACTTCGACACACCAGCCGCAGCCACAAGAACGTCTGAAGAAGCCAGCTTCGGTATCGCATTCCAAAGCGCCCTTTCCATTCCCAACGATCTCGCAGCCACAGTTAGGGCAGGCTGCGTATAACTCCATGAGTTTTGCGGCAATAGTAATATTCATGATTTTCTCTTCTCCTTCAGCGCATCCAGTATCGTGGCGAAATATTCGGGCCGCAGATCCGTGAAGTCTTCGTCGTCACGGCCAACGATCAGGATGGGCCCCACAAAATCCACACCAAGGAATCTGCAGTTATGCGGCAGGCCCTGAAGACGTCCTTCCTCATTGCAGATTACCAAGGCATCCGAGGCAAAGGTCACTGTCTCAATATAGCCGCCAACGGTAGCCTGCAGCTCTTCCAGCGTGTTGGGGATGTCCCGCGGCTCCGGCGCGCAGCCTGGCGCTTTATAAATCACTTTCATGCTGATTCTCCTTTTTAGTCTCTCATTAGAACCCGTTCCATACCTGTCGGCCGCAGTATTCGAAGCACTCGGCGTCGTTGCAATCTGCGGGCGTCAGATCCTCAATCCGTTTCCGGCTCCGAGAGATAAACAGGTCGGAATCCATGGGCGGCTTCGGGTTCTTATCCCGCAGAAGGTGATCCACACCGACTACCGCTTGATAGGTCTCCGGCTCGTGTTCCCGGATGTACTGGTAAAAGAAATTCTTGTGGAATGGGCAGAAGGCGCAGGCACTTGCCTTTGTGTCCATCCCCCATTCCTCCAGGATGTATTTGTAGTTGTCCGCCCTGGTAAGCCCCATACCCACCAGCGGGAACTTATTGACGAACATGGGGCTCTTGCTTTCCTTGCATCGATGCGCTTCTTCAGCGCTGAATCCCATGTGCATCTCATGCGCCTTGATATCCTCCGACCGGAGCCGCTGTCCCTTCCGGTATCCCAGCAGCTCCCAGCGGACAAATTTGGAAATGCGCTCCACCTTGTAATCGATGGTGCAGTTCCGGGGCATCTTGGATTTGTGGCCATCATTCTTGAGTGTCCACCAAGGAATGCTGATGACCCGGCGCTCTCCGAAGTTCTCCGTAAAGTCCTTGTACAGCGGGGTATCCAGAACATAGAACGGGATCCCTGCGTTCTCACAGGCATTCTTGGTGAACTCCATCTGTTCTTTTACCCAAGGCGGCTCCAGACCGAGGTCACAGAAGATAACGGCGTCATAGACTGGCACCAGCGGGTACGGAGCCGGGGCCTGTACTGCGTTCTCGCAGCTCATCAGTGCCAGAGCAGTGGACTGCATTCCCGCACCGAAGGAGAGAATCTTCACATCAATCCCTCCCGCGGGCGGCCGTGATAATAGATCTCCGCCGCATAGTATGTGTGCGTGCAGCTCTTGGCCGGGATATAGAGGTCAACGACCATTTTTCTCCCGACCCGACGGATCTTCTGAACCTTTCCAGTGAGCAACTGTCCGCATGGGCGTCCAGTACCGTCCAGGGTACAAAAACGGAAGGACTCGCCGAGGGCGGCGGTGAAGTTTGCGCACTGGGCAGACTTAATTTCACTCATCGTCCTCATCCTCGCTCTCGCGTTCATATTCCTCCGCAGTCATGAACTCCAGCTTCTCAGGCGGAACGTTAAGCATCGCTGCCATGCTTGATTTGCAGTCTATGGCCATAATGTCATTGAAGTCCTCTAACTTCGCGCCCGGGATAAGCTCAAAGGACTGCTTTGCGAAGCCTACGGTCCCGGGGCCGCCGTAAAGCTCTGCATCATGAACCCGGAAATAGAGAGTTGCTTTTACTTCAAAATTAGATGAAAAACTCATAAATGATTACCTTCTTTCGTGGTGGTTAAAAGGGGTTGCGATAGTTTTTGAATCATAGCCGGCCCCTCGCGTGGAGCACGGCATATTTCTTCTGGGCCTGCTTTTTACGCATGGCCCGACATTTCGGGCAGAAGGTCTGTTCCCGCCGTTCCAAAAACTCCCCGCCGCACATCCGGCAATACTGCGGCTTGATCCGCCGGAACTCCGTACAGGAATCGCAATCGGTGCAGCCAGCAGAACAGCCTTTAATCA